GAATCCATTGTTTACCAATGGCGTTGATGTTTTCGTAAGGAATGTTGCCGAACGGGGCTGTATTAATGTTGTTGATGCCGTCGACACTGCCAGATGGTCCGGCTCTGCCTTCCCATGCGTTGTCTTCTACATAAAACTGAACCCAGATACGGCTCATTTCGCCAAGACCCCAATAACTAGGCATTGGAAACAAGCGCAATCTACCATCGATTAACTCATATGAGTAGTTTGATGTTCTTGTCCTTAATGAATCTTCATACATGATGGCTTGCATCTTGTTTTGCCATGTAGGAATGACTTCAAACGTCGAATCATCTGAATATTGTCCGTATGTCGACATATTACCGACAACACCTACGCCGCCGTAGTATCCATAGAATCGCCACATTGCACGCGGCGAACGGAAGAACACCTTGGTAACGTTAATGCGCTTATTGTTGACTTTTCCGGCATAATCGACCGCAATACCGCCATCGTCCACACCAGAGTCTGATGCATCCACAATGATCTGTCGAATGTCATAGTCCTGCTGCCCTGTGGCTGGCGAAAAGGATGCTGAGTAGTACCTGACGTCTCCACCCATGCCAGCATACGATGTAAGCCCGTCTGCGATGTTTCTCGCTGACTGAAACTTGAATTTTGGGTATTTGAGTGCCACATGTGTGCCGCTTAAGCTCGAAGATAGCGGACTGGCAACCATGTCGCCCAAGTGGTTAAATGTACCGGTAGTGTTGCCCAGCATTGTGCCGAGGGCATTTTTACCTTGATGGAGGTTAATAATATATGAGTATTCTAATACTGCTTCTTCGTAAGCTGCGTATACGTTTGACGGGGTTAACTCAATGTCAACAACATCGCCACCAAGCTTCTTATATACATAGGCTACCTGAGCAACCGCGCCTGTAATGAACTCGGCTGAGCCAGTATAAGCTCCAAAGGGAAGTGATGTCGCGACTTTGATCGCACTTCCGGTCGATGTAAGTACAATGGCGCTAGTTGTCGATAGTGGTTGAAGATCAGTTGGCATATATAGAAACTCCTGCTGTAGTAAGTAGTCTTTTATGTCTAAAGGATCCTGCCCGGGTTTGGAAAAACGAAAATCTCAAAAAATTGGGGGCAGTATTTTTTAGGATACTGGCTTTTTCATAAAAGAAAACCCCTGCCAAATAACTGAATACTTGACAGGGGTTTTAAATTTAGCTACTGATTATTTATCAGGCGCCTGACTCACCGAGCATACCTCGGACGATAACCAAACCGTAGAGGTCTGGACGAACCATCTTCTTGGCATAACGAGTCATCACACCCTTGCGAGGCACGAAGTCTTCTGGTCCAAAGATGGTAGGAGTGGTTTGCAGTGGCACATAAGGTGCGTATACATATCCAGATTCAAGGAAGCTGGAACCACGTCGACCGACGAGAACCACGTTTCGGAGGAAGTATGGGTCAACAATGACGTCAAACTTCTTAGAAAGTGATCCAACCTTAACAGCGCCAACGGAACCCTTCTCGTCATCTGCAGTAACAGATGCGCGGAATCCGGCGGTGAACTCAAGGATGTTGGCAACCTCTGGGGAACAAACGATGAAGTTTGCGCCACCACGAAGAGTCTTGCGGTGGATTTGAGCAGAAACATCATTGATTGTCTCAATGAGGGTCTCATACCACTCGCTGACAGTACCGGTGAAGTCGGGAGCCTTAGTAGACGCACCAATCTCGGCACCAGTTTCGCGGTTGAGGAACATACCAGGAGAACGAGCCCAGTAGTATGTTGCAGCCGTTGCACCATTTACAAGGTCAGCGAGGATCTCACGGTCGATCTCAAGAGCAATCTGCTCAGAAAGAATCGAAGTAAGTTCTACCTCTGCATCCAAGTTGTGGTAAGCGTTGAGGTCTTGACCCAATTCGGGTGTCCACTTCGCTTTCAACTTCTTGGTCATCGCTGTGATAGCGATACTGTCGACCTTGATGTCAATCTCTGGAATGCTGTCTTGGTTTTCAAGACCCCATTCAACCTGACCAACAATCGAACCCATCGCTCCACCGTTTACGAGGTCATCAGTTTGAGCCCAAGACAGAGTGTTCCTCGCATTGACCATTGCTGCAGCAACGGCGGCGCCGAACTGAGCTATAGTTCCGTAACCGGTTGTACCTACCGCGTTGTTGAGCGCACCATTACTACCGGTACCTACGAAGACAAGCTTCACTCTCGGAGTAGTTGAACCACTAACTAGCTCAGTATGTCGACGAATTAAGCGTGCCTGTGCTACATTTCCAGCACCACCTTCTAAAACTCCGTTTCCTTGCGAGGAAGAAACACTGAGGGACTGTGGACCATCCATCTGAACTTGATCGAGCCTACTTTGAAGTAGTGTAACAACAGCGATAGCTGTCGAACCAGACACAAAGTCAACGTCGAAGTTAACTGCTTTATCAGTTTGTTCGTTCCAGCCTACAATCCCAACTTCTTGGGCAGTTACACTTAGAGTACCGGCAGCCTCAAGTACAGAAGCCACTCCAGATCCTGTTGGAGAAGAATACCCGTTGTTCAGGTTGTAAGCACCGCCTGCGATACCAACTCCATAGCCATCAAGGTCCACACCACCAGTGATTTGTGATCCTACTGCGTTTCCACCGTAGAATGAACCAGACCATTTGTAGCCTAGACGAGAATACTGGGCATCATCACCATTACCTGTGTCACGACTTACTGTGAAGTCAAGGAAGAAGATGAGACCACTTGGCAGACTCATCGGTTGAACGCTAACAAGATCGTTAGCAATCAGTCCCGCGAATACACGACGAACGATTGGGAATGCGACAGCTGCAAAGCCTTCAACATCACCACCCGCCATTGTAGAACTCTCACGGAGAAGCTCTTTTGCTTGATTCTCAAGCAAACGTGCCATAGTTTGTCGGGTGCGACTAGAATCTAGTCCTTCGAGTAGACCTGTCCGCTCCCATTTAGTTAACAATGCATGCCCTTCAGCACGCATATCACGATTGACAACACCTTCGGTCAATCTATCAATAATACCAGCCATTTTTTAATACCTCCTGTAAATTGTATTTATATATTGTATCTATTTGATACCTGCTAGTCTTTTCATCCTATCCGAGATTGGATCGGATGATGTGCTTTCCTTGCGGGAAGCACGCATAACAGAAGTTCGATGGCGACCAATTGCTTCGCTAAGTGATTTTGGCTCTCTCTTAGGAGAACTCCCCACTGTAGTTTCGAGCGTTTGATGAATCATCTTCGCCTCTGTTACAGAACCAGCTCTCGAAATAGCGTCAGCAATCTTAGTTTTTTGCCGCTCATTTAGGGAGGTATTTCTCAAAACACGGTTCGTGTAAAGCAAGCGAGCGTTAGAAAGGTTCACATGTTGTGTTGCTTCCTTCAACTCTGTTACTGCTTGCTTGTGTTGTTTAAGGGACTCTTTCAGTTGGTTATTTTCGAAAACCAACTCTTCTTGAGCCTTCTTTAAAGTTTCTAGTTCATCTTGCATATCAGTGCTGCGGCGTTGCGCGAGAGCTTTTTCCATCTCCCACTTCATGCTCTCTGAGGAGCGCCCAGCCCAGCCCGATAAGGATGCACCCATATCTACTGTAAGTTCTTCGACGATAGAGTCAATGATATCATCGGACATTTCAAAAGATTCACCTAGACCGCCATCATCCGTCTCTTCTGCACTGTCGTCGTCATCGTCGTCATCGTCAGCTTCTTCTTCAAGAACTTCGTCGTCAGTGGAGAGCAGTTCTGCTAAATCTTCTTCTGTAATATTAATCTCTTGTTCGCCCTGAAGCTGTTGTACTGCTTCTTGAAGGGCGTCTAAGTTAATGTCTACCTCAACTGGTTCACCAGTGTTAGGCAGCCCAGAGAGGTTCTCGCCGTCAAGCTCGCTAAAGTCATCAGTTGCAGCAAGAGGAATATCCTCAGCCACGACTTCACCGTCGCCAGTTGGGGCAACTTCCTCAACGCCAGCCGGTGGTGCGGGCTCTTCCAAGTCCAGCCCACCAAGATCAGCTTCTCCACCCAGACCTAGATCCAAATCGGGTTCCTCTTGTTCTAAGAGCGCGGCCATGGCAGTTCTTACTTCGTCTGAATACTTGTCAATAACTGCAGTTTCTGCGTTTTTCAATGCTGCCTCGCGTAATGCCTTTGCGTCAACAATTGCATCTCTCAATAAATCGGACATCAATATACTCCTGAAATGAAATGGTACTATTTCACAATAAATAGTGTTGCGGGGATCAAAAACCCCTTTTTATGTATAGACTATAGATCAATGTAATTATATTCCCACACACAGGTAACGTTGACGTTATCGGAAGCCGCATCGGGATCGATTGCGATCCCCAGAATATTACCCTCTCCAAAATGTTCCGAGCCGGTCATAGAGAATGTGACGGTAGTATCCGCGCTGCCCATAGTCTTTGCAGATCTCTCTACTATAGCAGCGGCTCCCGCACCAGAAAAGCTTGTGGTTCCGTTAGCGGCTTTATACAAATCCAAAGTTACAGAGCCTGCCTGTGCACCCGACATACGAACGAGTGCCTTAACAAGGCGGCCATGTGCCGGTGCAACCATGTGGTCTAGGTAGGTGGGCGTGGTAGCCTCAACAGTAGACATAAAGGGAATGAAATATGCAGCTACTCCGCCGTTAGCAAAGTTATGAATAGTTGCCTGTAGGCTTTTTGCGCGGAGGGAACCAGAAATAGTAACGTCCACAGAAGAAGATATATAACTATTTGTAACCGTCAATCTGTCAGTACTGTCTGTTTTAAACGAAATCTGATCAGATCCAAAATCAATCTGGGTATCCGTATCATTTTCGTTTTTAATGTCTCCGAGATCTCTTGGTCCCTTTGAGGTATTATAAGCCATTTATATATGTTCCTTTGTATCTGCTTTCATAGTAAGTAGAGAAATTTAGCATCAGGATCCTCGACCATTGATAATCCACCAAGTTTTCCCATCTGACTGAAAGGATCTGCTCGATGTTGTCATCTTGAGTATTACTTCTTTGTATATGTCGAGAAGTCCGTGGTCGCTCTTAATAACTAGCTTATTGCCCTTAATGCGATACTTCTCAGAATTAATAAGCTTAATATTTAAAACTCTCCCATCGTTCTCGGATGCATCTGGCAATATTACACAAATCTGATTATCAGCCGTGTCTGCCAATATAGTATAGTCATCAGTTTGAACTTTATATTCTGGGCTAGTTGTGTGTGTGATCTTCTGGTAAGTTGCGCCGAGTGCGCGCAGGGAGCCCTCTGCTACTAACTCGTCTTCTATCCGAGCAGTCATAGCGTTCAGGGTGCCATCTAAATTAAGTATGTTCTTTTGCTCATCAAAACGTAAAGTCTTGGCGCCGGCAAATGTGTTCCCCTTTCTAAACTGAAGACTCTGGCGATTGCCGCCGGGGTGGTGTCCTTTTGTTTTGATATAATCGCGGTACAATTCAGCAAATGTTGTTTGACGTAAGCCGTTCTGTGATGTATCAAATAGAAGTAGCTTGTCGCCGTCAGAAACTGTTTGACCAGTCTTGCTCATCGGCGTTGCAGCATCAAAGTCCACATAAAGTTGATTGTTTGCAGTAGAGATGGCGCTGTTTGGAGGGAGTTTTATGGTCTCTAGATTCAATGTTCCCTCAAGTGCGCTGGCATCTAAGTGGCTGAGTAAGCTGCCATTCCCTTCGATGCTGTCGAACTTGAGCTTGCGCCCGATAAGTACTCCGTTATCATAAGAGAGGTTGGGTGTCGTCTCTACAAGCGGGGTACCCGTAGCTAGCAAGAGGGACCCAGCCTGGTTGTTCTTGATCACCTCTACTGCTGGTGGTGTGATTTCTCTCCCGTCGTGCAATTGGAAGCCTTTCGCAATTACTGTCTTAGTGAAAATCTTGTTACCGCCGATCTTTTCGTCTGAGAAGTTATCGATGGCGTGGTCGATTTTATCTATTTTATTCAGTTGTTCTCTTTGCTCTACTGCCAGTCCACTTGGCGACTGCACCACGTTATAAGCCATAGTTTTTTATCCTTCTCTCTTTTAAGGCGTTCTGCAATTTTAAATAGTAATGATAAACAAAAAAGGACGCCCCCCACAATGTGAGAGGCGCCCAAAAGGTTATCCTATATAGAAAACTAAATAGAATATATCATACTAGACGATGAACCAGTGTGTGGCATCCATAGCAACCAAGCTGATAGCAGAACCGGTAGACTCAAGAATGACAGACGCGCCGCCTTCAATAGAATCACCGCTTGCTGCGCTAATCGTGCATGTGTGAATTGAGCCAGACAGTTTGACATCAATCTTCTTACCAGCAGAAGCTGCTGGAAGAGTGTATGTTTGTGCCGCTGTAGACAACAGGGCAAAATCAACACTCGAAGAAAGCGTGTATCCTAAAGGCGCAGCACCATACTTCTCAGTATCAGCAGCGATATCAGCACCAACGATGCTGTCAACGTAGATTGTACTCCAACGAAGCGCACTGGTACCTAAATCGCGAGCAGAGTCGCTAGATGGTACAAGAGCCGAATCGAAACGACCGGTAGCTGTAATGGTATCACTAGTAGCGTTACCAAGATCAACGTCACCGTTGAAGACAGCTCCAGCAGATACGGCTACCGAAGTAGCTGCAACCTGACCAGCACCACCGTAGATGACAGCTCTGTCATTGACGACAGTGTTACCAACAGCATCATTGAGCACGTTAATCTCTGGTGCACTAGCTTCAACAAGTGCTCCACCGAGCTTAAGCCCGTTGGTTCCGTCGTGAGAAGCGATGTCGAAGTCATAAGCACCATCTTTCATTGTAATGTCGCCTTCGGCGGCGAAAGTGAGCAAATCAGCAACAGAGTCTGGTCCGAGTGTGGAACCATCATCCAGCGAAACACTTGCAAGACTAGAGAGGCCAGAGGCACCAATAGTAGTGAAAGAAGCTGCGCGCGCAGTATCAGCACCGATGATTCCATCGACGTTGGTACCGATTAGATCAGTAGCAGTTATCGACGTAGCAGCAGAAACTGTTCCGAGGTCAGCGATAGTACGGTTAGCGTTTGTCCAGTTAGTGTTAAACTTTGAGACAGCAAGACCACCGTCACGAGTGATACCATACTGTCCATCTAATAGTAAAGAACTGCCGGAAATACCAGCTGAAGCAGACATCGATGTCGCAGCAACTTTACCAGCACCGTTGTAGATGACAGCTCTGTCATTGACGACAGTACCACCAACAGCATCATTGAGCACGTTAATCTCTGGTGCACTAGCTTCAACAAGTGCTCCACCGAGCAAGAGACCGTTGCTCCCGTCGTGAGAAGCGATGTCGAAGTCATAAGCACCATCCTTGACGATGATATCACCATCAGCTTGAAGCTGAACCAGATCGTTAACAGACGCGTTACCAAGGTAACCATTGTCATTCACGTACAAAGATGCACCAAGAATCTGGCCAGAGCCACC